ACAGGGCGACATAGCCGTCTGGCGCGGGTATCGCCTGACCGTCAAGACAACGCGCCCCGTGGCGAATTGGCTCATCCTGGACTGCGTGACGGAGGTGAGATAATGGCAGTGCTTGCAAGGGCTGAGCTCTTAGGGCAGCAGGCCGTGATAAATGCGCTAAAAGATTTTCATTCCGAAACGCTCGAAAACAAGATAAAAGAGGCGATGAGGGAAGGGGCCGAAATAATAGCCGCCGATGCGCGTTCACGCGCCCCAGTCGGTACGAGGGGGCCTAGGCCAGGCGTTGGAGTGGGCCGCTTAAAAGCATCCATAAAGGCTGGCAAAGTCAACGGCGGCAAGGGGAAACGGCTTGGAGTAAGAGTTGAGGCCGATTACCCAAAGAACGCGGGGACGCGGAAAAACAAGACGGCGAAACAAGCGGCGGGCTCCAAAGAGTATTATGCTTTTGCGATAGAATACGGCACAAGGAAAATGCCTGCGCAACCGTTCTTAGCCCCGGCTCTAGCCGCAAAGGCCCCAGATGTGTTTGGAAAGATCCAGAATGCAATGGAGGAGGCATGTCGTGAGGCTGAAAGAGCTGTATGAGGATGTTTATAGCCGCCTGATAGGTCATACGCAGTTAGTAGAGATATTAGGTGGGGAGCGGGTTTTTGATTATATGCCCGATGAAAAGACGCCTGGCCCTTATATCGTTATTGGTGACGGATTTGATACCGAAGGGCGCGTCATGAGCGATGAGGAGCGGCGCGTCGAAATACGGCTCCATATTTGGAGCAGCTATCGCGGTCGGGCGCAATTGATCGACATCGAGCAAGCGGTGGAGGCGGCTATGGAGAGCGCCGGGCATGATTATTTTTTTGAGAGCTTCCAGATACTCAGGGATGGGGACTGGATGCACGGCGTTCTGGTTTTCAGGACTTACATTGACAGAATGGAGTGATTGCAATGGCTAAGCTGGCTTCCAAGAATAGCGTCGTAATGGTGGAGATTTCCAGCACCCCTACTCAGCTTATGGCGTGCAGGGATTGGACGATGACCACGGCGAGAAACACAATTGACGTCAGCACAATCTCCACGGAGTGGAAAGAGTACCTGGCGGGGCAGATCGAGGCCACGATGTCGTTTACGCTCCTCTATGACACGTCGAATAGCGCCGCTGATACCGCTATCGAGACCGCACAGTGGGAGGGGACGGAGCTCAAGTTCCATATCCGGCCTGCCGGGTCCGGGGTTGGCTCGCCCGAGTATACCCTGAGCGCATATGTGACGCAGTGGGATGTTTCGGCGGCAACGGAGGACGCTATCCAGGTGTCTGTCAGTGCCCAGGGGACCGGGCCTATCACGAAGGGAACGGTTAGCGCATGAGGGCCATAAACATAGGCGGGCAGACATACGAGATACAATACGGCCAAAACGCGATATGCGCTCTGGAGGATGAGGTCGACGATAGCATCGTCGGTATCGTCCAGAAACTCGAAAAGGGCTCGAAGCTGAAGCTATCCGACCTCAGGGCGGTGGTCTGGGCTGGGATGCTCGCCAAGCGGCGCGGTCTGACGCCGGAGGCGGTGGGGGCGCTCTGCGATGATGCGGATGTATCTGTTCGGGCTATCGCTATGGAGTGCGTCCCTGAGCTGGCTGACAGTTTCCGGCGCTATATCCTTTTGGAAAACGGCAAGGAGGCCGACGAAAAAAACGCATGATGACGAGGGCCGAGCGTGTTCGGGCGCGTAATGAGCTATACCTGTACGCGCTCGGCCCTCTAGGCTTGCGCCATGAGGAGCTATGGAATGTAACAAATGGCGAGCTCATGGACATGATCGAGGCGCGGCAATACCGCGTATGGCTGGAGCGGCGCGAGCAGGCGATCCACACGGCGGCTATCATGAACATGTGGAGCAAGCGTAGGGTATCGCCGCAGGATATCGCGGGCATTTGGAAAGATGGCCGCGTCCTGGGGAAAAGGCGATTCATCGAGGAATGGAAAGAGGAGCGGCGTAGGCGGAAGGGGGGGGGGTAAATGGCGGCGTTTGCGGGCAAGCTCAATATCGTCATCGGGGCGAATACGAGTGAATTTGAGAAAAAGATCAAAGACATCAACAAACAGATAAAAAAGATAAGTAAGAGCCTGACCGATTTTGGGAAGGATTTTAGCACGCTTACCGCGCCTATCATGGCCGTCGGGACCGCTGCTCTTGGCGTCGGGGTAAAAGTAGAGAATGCGTATAGAACGATAAAGATAGGGACCGGCGCGGCTGGCGCAGCGCTAAAGGGGCTTTATGCTGATTTTAGGGCTATCGCGGTCCTGGGCCCCCAGAGCTTCGACGACAGCGCCAAGGCGATAGCTGACCTAAACACGATGACCGGGGCGACCGGTGAGACGCTCCAGGAGCTTTCTATGGCCGTACTGGATGCATCTCGCATGATGGGGACTGACCTGGGGGGGACGATATCTAGCCTAGGCAAGCTCCTAAACAATTGGAACATGAAAGCCGACCAGGGTGTGGCGGTCCTAGATAAGCTATTCGTTGCATCTCAGGCTACGGGGATGGGGATGGACGCTATAGCGCAGGGCGTGACGGCTTCAGGCGGTGCGCTGCGTACCCTGGGGCTCGGCCTTGATGAATCTATCGCACTGATATCGACATTAGATAAGGCTGGGGTCAACTCTCAGCTGGCGATGCGGTCGCTATCAAAGGCCCTCGTATCCCTGGCAAAAGAGGGCGTGGCGGATACATCGCAGGCCCTCACAACGATAATCGAGCAGATAAAGGGCGCTAAGACCATGGGCGAAGCGCTCGATATCGGAAAAAATATGTTCGGTATCAGGGCCGGGGCCGACCTAGCTATCGCTATCCGTGAGGGCAAGATAGAGCTGACCGAGCTCATAGCGGCCCTTCAGACGGCGGGGGGCACGATAGCGGAAACGTCGAAAGAGACGATGACGCTAGGCGAGCGCTGGAGTGCAGTTGGTAATCAATTCGCTATGGCGCTGGAGCCCCTAGGGACGAAAATAGTTGCTATCGCGGAAGAATATATGCCTGGGCTAAGTAAGGCCCTCGATGATTTCGCGCTCGATCTCGATGAGGGGACTATTAAGATGATGGCGCTTATCGCGGCGATAGGCCCGGCCTCCATTGCGTTAGGTGGGCTCGCGGCGAGCTTCAACGCCGTTATTGCGGCGGGCGGAACGCTCATCGGGATACTGTCGGGGCCTGTGGGGCTTACAGTTGCCCTGGGGCTGGCGACCGCCGGATTGATCACGTATGCAAATGAAAGCGAAAAAGCCCGTATTGCGTCTGAGGACCTGAAAGAGGCCCAGGACTGGCTGAATGAGAAATTCCAGGAAAGCAGTACGGCGCATATGCAAAACGAGCTCGCCCATTTGCGCGGCGAGCTCATAAAGCTAGAGGCGCAGGCGGTCGAAACGTGGACGATGGTAGCACGCGCCACAGCATACGGGGAGCGCGGCGTTAGTGCCATTGTGACAGAGCAAGAGGTGGCGGCGGCGCGTCAGGCGGAAAAGCTCAGGGCGAAGATAACGGCCTTGGAGACGGAAATACAGCGTCGCGATACATCCGGGGCCCAGGCCCCCACAGCCTCATCCGCGAAGCCCGCGCCTAAAATGGCAAGGATAGGTGGCGGGGCTGGCGACGGCAGGGCGGGCAAAAGAGGCGGCGGCGGCGGCAAGTCCGGCCCATCCCCTCTAGACGTATTTATCCGGGATGTTCAGGACCGCATGAGATACCTAGATGATGACGGGACCGCCTATATCGAAAAGATAGACGCGATGCAGGCGAAAACGAAGCCGCTTACGGAGGACTGGAAAAAGCTGCAAGACCTCCGTATAAACATCGATGACGCCGCATTTTCTGATAAGCTCCAAAAGGTACGGGATGAGATAAAGTACCTGGATAAGGATGGCGCGGCCTTCGTGCCCGAATTGCAACAGATGCTCGATGGCCTGGATCCGCTTTCGGACAAATGGAAACGGGTACAGGACATCATCAGGGAGATCGACGAGGGCGGATATAGCAAGAGGTGGGGCGGCCTCGCCTGGGAATTTTCCGAGGGGCTGCTATCCGCGTCTGATTACGCCCGCCTGCTGGAGACGGAGATAGCGGGCCTGGAGCAGGGGACGGACAAATGGCGGGCGCGTTTCAGCGAGCTCCAAAATATCAAGGCCTCAGAGATCAGTAAGCTTCTAGATTCTTTCTCCGGCCAATTTGAAAGCGGGACGCTATCAAGCGCGGAGTACGAGGCCGCGCTGGCGGGCGTGATCTCTGAGTTCCAGGAATTCCCGCGCGCCGCCAAGATAGCGCAGGAGGCTCTGGACGCATTCCAGAAACAAAATGAGCTGACGACGGTATCCTTGGAGCAGCGGCTTTCGACAGAGCTCAAGGACGTGACGAAGGAATTTAAAGAGCTCGGCGGAGATGCCGTCATGCGCGTTTGTGACGGCTTCCTTGATGCGGCTGTCCGAGGCGGGGATTTCGGCGATAGCCTCAGAAAACTAGGCGAGGATATCGTTTTCACAACGCTTAAGATGCTCATATTGCAACAGTTGAGCGGCCTGCTGGGGCAGACGTTCGGCGGGATGTCAGGCGGCGGTGGGCTCCTGGGCGGCCTGTTCGGTTTTTCGGACGGCGGCGCTTTCCAGGGCGGGCATTTGGTCCCCTTCGCTCGGGGCGGTATCGTACACCGTCCCACCGTGTTTCCCATGGCGAGCGGCGCGGGGCTCATGGGGGAGGCCGGGCCGGAGGCGGTCATGCCGCTGGAGCGCGATGCTCACGGGCGGCTGGGGGTTGTAGCCTCAGGCGCGGCTATGGGGCCCCCGTCTGTTACGGTGAATGTAATAAACGAGAGCAGCCAGCCCGTCACGGCAACGCAGACCGGGCCGAGCTTCGATGAGCAAATGCGGCAGATGGTGGTAGGCGTGATACTACGCGACCAAGCAACAAACGGCCCTATAACGCAGAATTTCCGGCGGAGGTGATACTATGGATTGGCCTGACGTCCAGCTCCCTAGCGGCCTCGACGAAACGACTGAAGATCCAGCGATCGCAACGGAATTCGGGACCGGCATAGTGCAAACGCGGGCGAGATATACGCGGATGCGCCGGACGTGGGACCTTACCTGGGCGAATATGAGGGGCGCGGATTACCGCGCCCTTCGTGCGTTCTATGGCTCCACCTATGGCGGGGCTCTTGCGTTCAATTGGACGAACGTAAAGGAGAACGCAAGCTATAGCGTTCGTTTTAAGGGGGACCTAAAAGCGCGGCATACCGTCATGGACTGCTGGAACGTATCTCTTGCATTGGAGCAGGTGTGAGATGCTGGACCTGTCTAACGTTGCTATCCTGGAAAAAAATAAACTCGCGTCAGATGGGGCCTGGATCATCCTCGTCGAGATAACGGTATCCCCAGGGCTCATCCTGCGGCTATGCCGCAACACAGAGGATATCGTCTGGAACGGCGAGACATGGGTAGCTTTCCCCTTCGAGCTGGAGCCCCCGCGCCAGAGCGCCAGCGGCGAGATACCAAATTTCACGGTGAAAGTTTCAAACGTGACCAGGACCGTGGAGGGGTACATCGAGGAGGCGGGCGGCGGCGTCGGGGCTCAAGTGCGTCTCATGGTGGTAATGTCGGAGCACCTGGACCTGACGACGCCGGAGCTTGACGAGGAATTCTCCGTCCAGTCGACGGCGTATGATGAGCAGTGGGTATCGTTCACGCTCACAGGGGCGGTCGACCTATTCCGGCGCGTGCCCCTGCGGAGGTTCCTCAAAAATTTCTGCCCATTCCAATACAAGGGGCCCGAGTGCAAGGCGGCCTCCGCTCTGCCAGAATGCGACAAAAGTTTCTCGGCCTGTCAGGCGCGTAATAACTCAGCGAGGTTCGGCGGCGAGCCTGCGATACCGGAGGGCGGTATGTATGCATCGCGTAGCTGACCTTATCGGGGCCCCTTTCCGGGATGGGGGGCGGGGCCCGGATGCGTATGACTGCTGGGGGCTGGTCAGGGAGGTCTATAAGCGGTATGGGGTGGACCTGCCTGATTATCAGGGGTGCTGCTATGATTTCGTGCGATTCTATGAGGGTTTTCTAGAGGAGCGCTCGCGCTGGGTGCGGCATGAGCCGCCAGATATCCCCATCCCCGCCGTTGCCGCTATCCGATTCAATGCGCCTGTTGTAAATCATGTGGGCGTCTATGTTTGCGATGGGAAGTTTTTACATACTAGAGAGAAAACGGGGGTGGTGCTAGAAGATATCCGATCCCCCGCGTGGCGTCATCGATTGGAGGGGTTTTATTCATGGCCGTTACGCTCGCGATCATAAGAAATCCGTTCGATGTGAGAGACAGGGACATCGAGCGCATAGGCCTAGATGGGCCCTGCACTTTATCCGCATTTCTCGATAGGCACGTGAAGATAGCCGATGATATGGAGCATGTCGCCAGTATCAATGGGCGTGTGTTTTCCGGGGATGAGATAGCGGGCGCGATGGTCGCCCCTGGGGATTTCGTGGCGGTCTGCCCCGTCCTGCGGGGCGGCGGTGGCCGGGGTGGGGGCAAGAATCCCCTGGCCATTCTGGCCGGTATCGCCCTGGCCGCTTTCTCGTTTGGTGTCGTCGCCCCTGGTGTCTCCGGCATCTTCGGGGGCTCCGCTATCGCCGGGAAGCTGGCGGGCGGGCTTACCCTCATGGTCGGCGGCCAGCTCATATCAAATGCGTTTGCCCCAAAGCTGAAGGAGAGCGAGGACACGGAATCATACCGCTGGGGGGCGCTCCAGCCTATCACCGCCCAGGGGGCCGTTATCCCTATCACCTACGGGGAGGTCAGGACGGCGGGGCAAGTGCTGAATCAATACATCCGCGTCGATGATGACGTGCAGTATATGGAACTGCTCCTCTGCGGGGGGCAGGGGCCAATAGACGCATTCAGCGATATCAGGATAAACGATAACCCGGCGGATAACTACCAGGGCGTGACCTATGATACCAGGCCTGGGGCAAACACACAGACACCTATAGAGGGCTTTGAAAATCTCTATGATACCCAGTATGTCGGGGTTACCTTGAAATGTGGCGAAAACTCTGAGGGAAAAGAAGATAAGAATATCCCTGGGGAGTGGTTCACGGCGGAGCTAGAGGGCGACGCAGTAGATCATATCGAGGTGACGTTGGATTTTCCCGAGGGCATGGGGTGGTATCCCGAGACACGCTCGGGGCCTGAAAAACATTGGGTGAAGCCGGAGTTCCAGTACTCTATCCGAAATGCGGACGGTAGCTGGGGGGCGTGGGTGCCCTGGTTCATGGAGGAAATCGAGGGGGCGACGGCTAAACCCTTCACGCGCGTTAGACGCACGGATAAGTTGCCGTCAGGAAAATACCGCGTCCGGGGGCGCATGAATGCAAAGGATGGGGTACATCCGACCAAGGATAAAAATACGACTACATGGTCATCCCTGACGTCTGTTATCGCCTCGCCGATGGTCCATCCCGGCAAGGCGCTCCTGGGGATAAAAGTACAGGCGACAGACCAGCTCAACAGCGGTATGCCCACCGTGACATGGAGACAGACGAGGAGCAATGTTCTAGTCTATCAGGGCGGGCGATGGGTCAATAAGGATGCGCGTAATCCGGCCTGGATCATTTATGATCTCTGCGTGCAGGCGCGGGACCTTGACGGCGTGGTCCGTGTTTTCGGCGAGCCGCCGGAAAGGATGGACCTGACCGCATTTTCTGCCTGGGCGGCCTGGAACGATCAGACGCTGGGAAATCGCGGCCCGATCCGCATGAATCTCCTCGTTGATGAATCTAAAGACCTGTGGAGCTGGGTGAATGATATAGCGGCCTCAGCGCGCGGCGCTGTAGTCCTGCGGGGGACCAAGATATCATGCATTTGGGACCAGCCCTCCGATCCCGTACAGTTGTTCACGATGGGGAACATCGTCGCGGGGTCTTTCAGCGGCGAGTTTCTGGGCGTCGACGGGCGGGCGAATGCGGTAGAGATATCCTTCCTGAATGCGGCTAAGAATTTTGAGCGGGAGCAGATGACCGTATACGCGCATGATTTCGACGACACGGATACACGAGCTAATCCGGTGGCCGTCGATCTCGTGGGCATAACCGATTTTGACCAGGCCTGGCAGGAGGGCCTATACCGCCTGCGGCAGAACAGATACATCCTCAGGACCATAACGTTTCAGGCGGATATAGACGCGATAGCGTGCCAGGTGGGTGACGTCATCCTCGTCCAGCATGACGTGCCCCGCTGGGGGCAGGGCGGGCGTATCCTGGAGATCAATGGGAATAATGTAAAGGTAGACCATCAGCTAGAGATGTCGCCCCAGGCCTCATACAACATCATCATCCGCACTCAGGACGATAAGCTGGTATACCGCACGGCCACGGGGAGCGGGACAACAGACACTATCACGATATCGAATGCTGGCGGCCTGGCCCCTTATGATGTCTTTGCTATCGGCGAGATGCAGGCGGTCGCAAAGCCCTTCAGGGTGCAGGAGATGAGCCGTAGCGGGGACTTATACGTTACCTTAACTTGCACGGAATACATTGCGGCGCTATATACGGAAGATGGCATACCGCCTATAATCGACTACTCGACACCCACTAACCGCATTGCTGGATTGACCTTAAATGCAGGTGGTTATTATTCCTCAACGGGACAATGGGTCCCTGAACTTTGGGCAAATTGGAGCTATCGTGGAAGAAAGCCGGCTACGTATGAGGTCGAATGGAAATATGACCAAGGAGTTTGGGAACAACACCAAAGCACATCAGAAACGACCGCCCAGGCGCCACTGAGGGAAACGGTCGCGTTATATTCTGTTCGTGTTCGTGCTCTATATGTGTCTGATCCCCCATCCGATTGGGCCTATGCGACATCCGAGGGGATCGTTCTTGGAAATGGTATCCCACCGGATCCCCCGACGGGGCTGACTGCGGAGGGGATGTTCGGATTTGCATTATTGAATTGGACGAATCCTGTAAACGCAGACCTGGCCTATATCGAGGTATGGGAGAATACAAAAGATGAGCTCATTAGCGCCACGCTCGTAGGGCAAACGCGAGCGAATACTTTCACGCGCATGATACCAGCGGGCGGGGCGCTCTGGTACTGGGTCCGCGCCGTAAACTACACGGGGCAAAAATCGGAATACAATAGCGAGGCGGGGACGCCGTGTATAGTAGATCCGGAAAGCGCGGAGGCCTGGATCACGGACTATCTCGAAAAAAACCCATGGATACAGGATGTGCTAAATGAGTTAAACGAACGCATTGAGCCCATTGAGATAGACCTTGAGGCCATAAAAAATGAGGCCCTAGTAGACCTTGAGGGGCGCATCAAAGATAATGAGGATAGGATACTCCAAAATATTGAGCCCGCCCTGGACCTTGTTTCCGCCGGTGTATTGCGCCTGGCGGACCAGGCCGATTATGTCGGGGATGTATTTAGGTGGGCCGGTATGGATATTTACCCCGATGAGGGGCGCGTGGTAATCCGTGCCCTGGAAGACCTGAAAACAGAAACAGGATATCAGTTTAGTGAAGTAAAGCAGACAATGGACGCGCAAGAGGCCAACATAAACCTAAAAGCCTCAAGGGTCTATGTTGATGAGCTGGCAGCCTCACTCATATCCGGGATAACAGTAGCTCAGGAGTGGGACTTAAAAGGAGACCTTCGGGGATGGACCGGGCAAAATGTGACACTCACAGCGGAGCCCGACGGCGTGGAATACCTTATAACAGATACATTCCCGTCGATGACGTCCCCCGCTATATCTATCGATGGCGGCGTAAATAATATCATCGGGCTCCAATTCCAACGCACGATAGGGACATCAAACGCGGATATACGAATACAATACAGCACGGCGGCGCATGGATTTAGCGATGATTATATGAAGCGCGTAGACGTGCTGGGAAGCTTTGAGATAATGCGTTCGGTGCAGGTCAATATGCATAACCTAACAGCGGGCGGCGATGATTGGAAAAACTCGACTATAACCGGGTTGAGGGTCCTTATCAATGGGGAGGTCGATGACGAGTATCTTGTAGCGCTTGTAAACATAGGCCAGTCAAGCATCGAGGAGCTTATGTTACAGGGGCTCGAAATGCGTATAACACAAGCCGAGGCGGATATCGACGGGGCTAATGCGGCGATAGCGCTAAAAGCTGATGAGACAACGGTAAATGGGCTCCAGCAGCAACTAAACTCCGCCCAGGTCCAAATAGACGCGATCAATAGCATCGTGGCCCTCAAGGCTGATAGGGTGGCGCTCGATGGCGTCGAAGCAAGGCTTCGGACGGCGGAGATAGAGATCGACGCGCTTGACGGCGGGATAACCCAACAGGTCTTAGATTATCAGCTACTTCAGGACCAAATAGACAGCCTTTCTGATGCATCGCTCCAAAATAGCGTGAATGAGCATGAGGGGCAGGAAGAAAGGCGCGTAAAGCTGGCAAAGGCAACGCAGGAGCTAAATGCGCGTATAGATGAAAACGGAAGGGCGATATCCGAATATAGGCTAGAGCTCCTTTCAGTCATCAATGATAATAAGGCGTATTATGACCAACAGATAACAGCTATTGCAGATGACCTCAGCGCGGAAGTAGGACGGCGGGAAATTCTAGCTGCGGAAGTCGCAGATAATCAGGCCGCTATCCTGAGCGAGGCGAACGTGAGAGCAACAGCGGACCAGGCGGAGGCTAATGCGCGTCAACAACTGGATGCGCGGGTCGGGACCAATAGCGCAAGCATTCAAACGCAACAGCAAGCGATAGCCCGCCTTGATGGATACGCGGCGGCAAAGTATGCGATCAAGCTCGATGTAAACGGATATGTTAGCGGCGTGGAGCTTTTTAACGGCGGCGATCAAAAGTCGACGTTCGTTATCAGTGCTGATTCTTTCGTCGTTGCAAAACCTGGATACACAAGCCCTAAGCAGATGTTGGTATACGATTCGGCAACAGGGCAGCTTGTGTTAAATTCGCTCATGGTCAATAGCGCCTCGATCGTAAATGCCAGTGTAAACACGCTTAAGCTCGCCGGGCGCTCTGTCACAATCCCTATCGGGGTGCATGCGTATAGTTATCAGATGTGGGGGCTATATCATCAGAATATAGTAGGGACCTATTATCCCGTCTACCATCAGGGGACAACGACGCCAATAACCCTATCGGTCACAGATTGCGAGAGATCGCAGCCTATATGGATTATGTGCTCGTGTGGGATAACGGCGGAGATGTGTACGATCGGGATAGATATCAGTGTTTCCGGGGGCGCCTCTGGCGGATACACCGAAAGGGACGCGCATACAGCGCTTGCAAATCAGCGTATCAGCGGCTCTTTTTCATGCGGCTTCATGGTGACGCCAACGTATAACGGGACCGTGACGGCAACATTACGCTGGACCGTATCATATACGCATGGGAACGTAGGGAGCTATGATTATAACCGCTCCTCGATCAATCAGGTCTCCCTTTTAGCTATCCAGTGCAAGAGATAGGTGGCGATAAGATGCAGGTGACAGAGTATGACCCTGTGACGGGGCGGCTCCTAGGCGTATGGACGTCTGGGGATGATGTCGATCGTTTCGTCTTCCCCCATGTCATGGGGCGGCATGATACCAGAACAGAGTACGTCGATATCAAGGGGGATGTGTCTAAAACGTTGCCGCGCCCGGCCCAGGAGACGCGGCAGGATAAGACACATATAAAAGCGGATGGTGAGGACATGATGACACTATCCGGGCTGCCGATCCCGTGCAACATCTCAATCAATGGGACGGCGTTTGATGTCAAGGATGGGCTCCTGGAGATGACGACGCTCCTCCCGGGCGATTATGTCATCCGGGCTGAGGCCTTTCCCTTTGCGGATTGGGAGGGGAAGGTGACGGCGTTATGAGGATAAAATACATCCCGACGCGGGATGAGGTACAGG